GAGGCATTTTTAAATGAGTGGAAAAGTTTATACGAGTCCCGTTCAGGAGAGCGAGGTATGTTCTCTAGAGTCGCAAGTCAAAAGCAAGCTGCAAAGAACGAGCGACGAGATGCTTCCTATGATTTTGGAACTAATCCATGTAGCGAAATCATCTTACGGCCTAACCAATTCTGCAATCTATCAGAGGTTGTTGTCAGGTCAACAGATACGCTCTCAGACCTTAAACGAAAAGTACGTACTGCGTCTATCCTTGGAACTTTACAAGCTACCCTGACAGACTTCCGTTACCTACGTAAGGTATGGCAGAAGAACACTGAGGAAGAAGCATTACTAGGTGTGTCGTTAACAGGTATCATGGATCATCCAACCCTATCAGGAAGGAGAGATAAAGGTGTTCTCAAAACGTGGCTTACGGAGCTTAAAGAGGAGTCTATTGAGACTAACGCAGTTTGGTCTAATCGTCTTGGTATTAATGTTAGCACTGCCATTACTGCTGTTAAGCCTTCCGGTACTGTTAGTCAGTTGGTTGACTCTGCTAGTGGCATCCACCCTAGATACTCAGATCAATATATTAGACGAGTCAGAGCGGACGCAAGAGACCCCCTCTGTACCGTGCTTGAAGAAGCAGGAATCCCCGTAGAAGACGATGTAATGTCACCCTCTACCAAGGTATTCTCCTTCCCTATAAAGTCTCCTGACGGGGCTGTAGTAGCCTCTGAGATGGGTGCTATGGAACAGTTAGAACTGTGGGAGATTTATCAGGACTACTGGTGTGAACACAAACCGTCAATGACTTGTTATTATAGGGACGATGAGTTTCTTGAAGTAGGTCAGTGGTTGTATAACAAGTTCGATAAGATCAGTGGTGTGTCGTTCTTGCCTTACTCAGAGCATACCTATCAGCAAGCACCTTATGAGCCTATTGACTTAGAGACTTATGAGAAGCTGAAGGAAGAGTTTCCAGAAACGATTGAGTGGAACATCTCTGAAAACTCTGACATGACTGAAGGGTCACAGACGTTAGCCTGTACTGGTAACAACTGCGAGATTTAATCTACAAAAATACGCTGCCCGTCGTCCATGTATCGTAGATAATCATCTACTGTGCTGACGATGGGGAGCCATCTTTGCATAACCCTACCAACATCATCCATGTCTGCTTCGCCCATAGCCCCTTCAATAGCTAGGCTACCCACATCTCTAACAACAGAAAGTTGCGGTGGGTTTAAAGGATCAAAAGTAGGTCTACCGTACTGAGCAGCTCTTGGCTGAACTACACCGAATGTCGTTAATCCGGCAAGTTGATTAGCTGTTGACTCTACAGGATCATACTCAGCTTGTTCTTCACCTCGTAAAATCTTACGACCGTCGTCAAAGAAACCTGACAAACCTGCGGTTAGAATTGTATAACGTAGACCGTAATCAGCCGCTTCTTTTAAATGTCCTCTACCTTTCTTAGTATTAAGACCTTCTTTGTAAGCCCTAACAACATTCCTCCCTACGTTTTCTCTTAATAGGTTTTGCTGTTGAATCATAAACGAAAGCATACTGTAGAAAACTCTTCCGTTAGGGTGTTCGTTAAAGGCTTTAGGCATAGACACTCTAGATACAGGAGCAACATCTGTTAGTTCTCTGAAGATAAGATCTTTTATAAGAGGATGTTGTATGTTTTTCTTTTTTAATTGATCTTCGATTATTTTAAGCTCTGAAGGATCTAATCCTTTTGCTGCTTTAAAGTCTGATAGTTTACCTTTCTTGGCTAAGTTACGTGCCTTGTTAAGAGCAGCGTTGATTGCCACCTCTTGACCTAAGCGGTTAATCTTTCTGACACCAGAAACTTGAAAAAGTTTATCAGCAACTTTATCTATCTTACCACCACCAGCTTGCTTTATTTCCCCTAAGAATTGGTTTACAATCCCTAAATCAGCAGCTCTGAGTGTGTTGCCAAAGTCATCTACTATCTTATCACCGTCTGTTAACAGCATGGATCTAACAGAACCCGGTAAAGCTTTTAGCGCGTTAATAATACCAAAGTTAGTAGCAGCAATACCTACTTCAGACAGGTTAAGAATAGCGTTAGAAAGCTTTGCAAGCTGTGACGTAGAGACTACAACACGCAAAGCATCTAGACCTTGGTTAGCAGATTTCCTACCGTTGATAAAAGTTGTAGTAAGAATGTCTTTTAGGTTTGCTTTCTGTGCCTCTGAAAGATCGTCACTTTTTTTGTAGATGGCGTTAATAACAGATTCTGTATTAGATTTAGGTATTTCACTAATCAACTTTGAAATTTGTTTTGATATTTCTTCTTCAGAAACACCTTGCTTTTCTAACTTAGTAGCCATGTTTTTAAGGTCATTAGCACTGTTAACAGGACGTAACTTTCTTATATCTACTCCGTAGTTTTTAGCTAAGGTGTGAGCGACTCTAACATCTTCTACATATTCCAAAACAGAAGCAACAGGAGACTTGTAATCCCCTGTCCTATTAGCAGCTTGTATTCCCCTCTTAATATGTAAAGGCATATAATCACCAGTAGCTATGTTACCGGGATCTAATTCTTTAACCTTACGTAACTCAGCGTTTAACGCATCAAACGTCTTTCTAAATTCTGTAGGCGCTTCGTAACGTATAATGTTATAAGCCTTGTTAAAAGTTTCTTGTCTTGTAGCAGCGTCGTCAACAACACCGTATTTACCAGTCTTACCGGCGTCTGCTAAAAACTTTTTAGCTCTTTGACCCGCTTCAGTTTTTTCAAACCAACTATCTAAACGTGCTAAAGACCCTGACTTACCAGCAGCGTTGTCTAAAGTTTGAATAGTAGACGCCATAGTACGCATTGTTTGACCGTCGCTGTCTACCAACTTACGCGCGTTTACTTCATCGACATTCTCAGCTGCCCATGTTTTTGTTCGTAGTCCTAACTTATCAGTGACTTTTTTTATACCTTCTATAGTAGAAGCAGCAGGATCAGCAACGGTCTCATCTGACACACGTAAAGGACCACGTGTTACTGCGCCTGTAGACTCACTTATAATGGTGTCTTTTCTTGTCGCTGTGGCTCTGTCAAATATTTGTTTTTGTTTAGGAGTTTCTGCGACACCTTTTAAGAAAGCACCGCCGATACCTCCAATGGTTGCACCCAACGCAACAGAAGCAGGGTCTATTCCTCTTACTCTAGCTTCTATATCGCCTTCACCTTCACCTATTTCATAGGCAGCCACTTCAGCAGCAGATGTTGCAGCGACTCTACCAATGTTACCAGCGCGTGTCGCGGCCATGCCTACACCTGCAACACCGCCTGTTCCAATAATAGTTGGTAATGCACCGCCTAGCTCTAAACCAATAGAAAGTATAGGGTTTTCTTTTTCAAACCTTTGTTCAATATCTCTTGCTCTTTGAAGAGATTCTTCATAGTCACGAGCTGTTTCTTCATCAAATAAATCTAAAGCCGCTGAAGATAATCCAGCAAGAGCCTTGATTTTTAAAGTTCCCGGCGTAGATCGAAAACCCTCTAAAAACTCATCAGACGTAGCTTGAGCAGCTGCAACAAACTCGTCACCAAAGCCTAGAAATAAACCGTCTAATACTTTTTGATTAGCCGCTTGAACATTATCAACAAGAGTGTTTTCTGCTTCAAACAATTCAGTAACTACTAAAGATTCGTCCTCATCAAATAAAGAAGGAACCGCTAAAGAAGTATCGTCATCGAATAAACCTTTAACAACCAGACTCATAAACGTCCCTTTTTCTTAAGAGCTGTTATAATTTCTTCTCGTGTCTTACCGTACTCGTTCATATTAGCAGTAATTAATTCTTCTTGTTCATTTGTAAAAGATTCGGAAACATCTTCAGATCTTTCATAAGAAGGTACTAATATTTTCAAGCGTCCTTCTTGACGTTCTCTATATTCGTCAATTAACGCTTTCTCTGCGTCTTCATAAAAATCTTCTACATCATCTCCCCATTTATCTGCTTTTTGCTCTAGTTCAGATGCTCTAGTCTCTAATTGTTGTTTAGTAGGACGATACGTAGCAATGTCTGCCTCTACCTGCCTTATAGTGCTTCTATCAAACCGCTCATCTGATATTCTGGCAGAGTCTTCTGCAACGATAGCTCTAAAAGCCCTTTCATTTATTGCTTTAATTTGTGCAGCAAGTTTATTTCGTTGTCCTGCATAGCTATATTGCTCACCTTCCGCTGGTATTAGATCTGTAACAGCTTTCAAGTCAGCTTCTAAAGCGGTCTTTATGTCTCCATCAGTAAGGTTGCCAATAGCGGTTTCAACAGAAACTACAGGTAACGGAGCGTCTTTGGAGGTTTGCCAAGATTCAATTTCTTCAACACGCTTCTGTCTTTCTAAGTCCTGTAGCTCTGCATTGTCAATTAAAAGTTGATCGTCTACCGGTAGTTGACCTTTAAATTTAACCCTGTCTGCTTCACCCATTGCAGTCCAAGCAGCCACTACATTTTTAGATCGCTCAGTCTGTAAGCGTTTTTGTTGATTAGCCTGAGCCTCTTCTAATTGTATTTTTCTAAGCTGTGCTTCTGGACCCTGCAATTGATTTAATCGTTGGGTTAATTGAAATGCTAATTTAGTAGCTTCTGGAGTACCTAAAGCCGCTAACTTTTGAGAAACAGCAGTTAACTGGGCTGGGTCATTAGACTGTAAAGCAGTATTAGCCTCAGCAATAACTTGTTGCTGTCCTTGTTGCTGTTGCTGTAAAGCCCTCATCTGAGGAGCAGCACCAATACCACGAGCGGCTTCAAACAAACCTTCCTGATAAGAAGGCTGTAGCAGACCTTGTAAAAATGTTTGTGAAAACTTAGCCATGATTAACCTCGTTACTTAATTATTCCAATAGCGCGACCGATTTCGCCAAGCCCTTTTCCAACACCACCAAACAAACCACCTAAGTCTCCAAGACCGGCGGCAGGAGTACTAACACCAGTAACCCTGTTAGTTTGTGGTGTAAACATACCAGCAAGAATGTTAGAGCCTACGCCACCTAGCAGGTTAGCACGTGCTTGCTCCGCTAACAGTTGAGCCTCGATACCAGACAGAGCAGTCTCACCAAAGAGTCCTGTACCAAACTGTTGAGCCTGTTGTGCCATCTGTTGCTGTGTAAGTCCGGGCTGTAAAGCAGCCAGTAACTGTTGTTGTGGCAGATAGCTAGAACCAAGGAACTGTTGACCTAATGATGCTTGTTGCATTTGTTCTGCTTGAGCCTGTTGCATAGCTCCTAGCATAGCTCTGTTACGTCCTTCTTCCTGCGCTGTAGCCATAGCCAGCATTTCAGGAGTAGCACCGCCGTAGGCAGCAGAAGATGTTCCTAGTCTACCTTGAGACGCTAAACGCTCTTCTAACGCAAGACGCTGACGTTGCTCTTCAGGCATCTGTGCCGCTCTCATACGGTTAAAGATTTCTTGCTCACGTCCTGCTGTGGGCTGTTGAGCTTGACCAAAGAACCGCCCTGCACCACCAAACAACCCTTCGTACATAGATTGCTCTTCAGGAGACAAAGACATACCTATCTCAAGACCTTCTTGAGGCTGAGACATTGGCTGTTGATATTGCCTTGCCATAGCGTCTGCCGCAGGTTGGCTATCAGGCGCACCACGGAAAGCTGGCATTCCAGCAGGAGGTGCTACAGGTCCACCAGTTACTGGCTGAGGCATTGGCTGTGGAGCTATCGGCATTGGCTGTGGACGCATCCTCGGAGGAGGCGGCCTGTCCGGATTTAGACGCCTCATCTCTTCCGCCATTTCAAGTGCCCTTAGACCCGCCTCAGTAAAACCCGTCCTTTCGCGCCCTTGCCCACTTCCAAATGCACCATCACCGTCCGCTACAGTGCCGGGCACCTGATTAAGAACAGGCGTGAATTGCGGAGGAGGCGCTACAGGTCCACCAGTTACTGGCTGTCCAAACATACCCGGATTTAGACGCATCACCTCTTCGTCCATTCTTCTATTAAATTCATTCCCAGAAGTAACAGGGTAGGGCTGTGGCATAGGCAGATTTTGATTCTGTACGTATTCCTGCATTGCCAAGTCGTTTCTGCGTCCTATCATGTTCACTGGAGGCATTATCCCCGCAGGAGGCTGTGGCATGTAATCTCTACCACCTACCACTGGTTGTATTGGAAACACCCCCGCAGGAGGCGCTACAGGTCCACCAGTCAGCATAGGAGGCTGTGGTTGACCACCCATACGAGCAGTAAACGAAGATCCTGTAGGAGTAGTTACAGTAAACGGTCTGAACTGTGACTCTTGTTGACCCCTTTCTGCAAGATCCATAGAGCGTTGATAAGCTGTGTCACCTACGTTGCTGAGTCTATCGTATGCTTCTTTAGTCAGCAAAGACCCAGCAATAGCTGGCATAGCTGGTGAGATAGCAGAGCCTATTTGTTGCACTCCTCCAAAGATGTCACCAAGAACATTACCAGCACCGGTAAGGAATTGTTGAAATCCTGTAGGGTTTGCAGACGCTAGCTGAGGAGATATATTAGCGTTACCCATAGTAGGTATGTTAAGCCCTCCTCCAGAAAGCCCACCACTTTGCCCAGTGTATCCGGGAAGGTTTAAGCCGCCGCTTGACAAACCACCACTAGTTCCAGTGTATCCGGGTATATTCATTATCATAGTAATTTACCTATCAAAGCCATTACGTTAATTTCCTGTAGCGATAAAGATGAGCCATTAATTTCTGATTCAAGACCTACCTGCACACTAGTTCCATATCCTGTTGTGTTGAGACTACGTTGGTTTGTTAACTGTCCACCTGTAAACTCTACTGTTGTATACTCACTTTCACCGTAGAACCCAGTTATCTGAGTACCTACTGTAAACTCTGCTGTAGCGTATGTAGTATCAAAGTCATACGACCACTTCATAAATACTGTTGCATTGTTAGCACCCACTAACGTAGGCTTAAGCTTCTTTAAAATCTTAATTCTTGAGCTATCACCAAATGTTAAGCTAGGACTGTAATACTTAAACCTGTAACTAACATTGTTATCGGTATAACCTGTATGAGTACTAATACCGTTACTGGTTCCTATGTATAATGTTCCATCAGTAAGTGTTGTAAACGATGTAAAACCAGTAGAAGGCCAACGAGTAACACGATAAGATCCATTCTCTAACGTTCCTCTTACATCAAAACAATATGTCATGTCTTGACCAGTAAACGTTAGTAAGTAGAAACCTTCTTCGGGGCTGTAAACAGATCTAAAAAACTCAGTCTCATTCTGTAACGCGGCAATAAGGTCTTTCGTGATATTACCTGACAAACTACTAATAGGCATTGACTTTTCTTGTATTGTTCTGCCAAAGCTTTTAAGTCCTGTATGCGCTAGGAATAATACATCTGTACCTGTATACTGTACCGTGTCTCTATTGACACAACCAATACCTGCGATTGTGTCTGATAAAGTCATAGAAGCAGGAGACGTAGCACCAGCATAAACAACAATACTGTGCTTACCAAATATAATTAATAAATCATTATGCGCCGCTAACGCTACAATCTCATCATAACCATCAGGCCATACTTTAGATATATCTATGTTACCGCTAGACCCACCTGACCAAGCAACACCGTCTAATAAGTCAGACCAATATATAGTAGATTTGTTAGTGCTAAAATCTGCTGTCCATAAACGTCCATACGCGGCTAACACTTCGTTTCCATACATAGTGCTGGCTACGCCTGTAGCGTGTGCATGGACAGACATTTTCTCTACAACACCTGTATGTTGAGAGTATACAAGAGGCTCAAAACCACGTTGAAAGAAAAACAAGTGATCGTTAAAGTTGACAATCTTCCAATTGTTAGCACTAATTGTATAACTAGCAGGAGTCTCATCAACCAGTGTAGCTGTACCACTAATAATCTTGTTGTTACCTACAGAAAATAACTTAGTGTTTCCTGCGTTGTCTCTGTAGTTCTTGATCGCACGTAATGAATCAGTCCCAAGGACAGTCTTGTTTGTTGTTATAACAGTGTGGCCCTTACGTGCAGCAATACGACCACGTTTATCAATCACGGCGTTATCTGCAATCTCTGCAAACGACGGATCTTGAGCAAGCGGAGAATCTTCAGTGTTGATTCCTTTAAACGCTGGAGCTACAAGATTTATGCTTTGAAGTTCTTGGGCCATATTAGATAGTCCTAAATACCATCTCTTCAGGATGCTTTGCCGCGTCAATAGCAATAGCGTCCGACAAGTACTGGTTAGCAATAGTAAAGTACTCAGCAGTAGAAGTACCACCTGTTTCACCACGTTCACGAGCTAACAAAGCAACAGCTAAATGTATTACTGGCTGTGAAGGTATTAACAATGTATCAGCATCAGCAGACAAATCTACCTGTCGTTTAACAGTATCAACACGTATGGTATACACACCGTCTGGTGTTGGTCCTACAAGGATCTGCGTATCACCGTTAGCATCTAAACCGTTATAAGTATAGTATTGCGGTGTTCCTTCTGAAGCATTTCCAATGTACAGTGCTTCGTTAAACCAGTCTTTAGTTTGATACTCCATAAAACAGTTATGAGTATCGTTTAACATTGACATTACTTTAATGTTATCACTACCGCCTGTTAATGAATAAGTGTTGTCTGAAGCCGCAGTAGTTATAATTAATGTTTCACGTAACGCAGACCAATCAGCAGCTTGACCTACTAATGTTTTGGCATCGTTAATAAAATCACCTACCATCTTAACGTAGGTTGTACTTGTAACAGACGTAGTTTCTTCTTCACGAAGTCTGCGTAGTACACTGTTCATAAGATTTAGATATGTCATACCAGCATTCCTTGTACCTTTAATGGCTTAGGCATTTTTCTAGGTGATAGTCCTTTTAAGAATGGATCAAACTTTACAGGTTGTCGTGGCATAGCCGCTGCTATTTGTTCCGGTAGTTGTTGTTGTTGTAACGCAAGACCCATTAAGCCAGCACCTAAGCCCTCTCCTAGTCCTGCAATGCCCTCACCAAGCCCCGCAAGACCTGCGCCAACACCACCGATTTGTTGACCTAGCCCACTAATATCAGATTGAATACCTGTAAGCTCACCACCTACTTGCTCAAACTGACCTGCTACACTAGACTCAAACTCTTCTTGAGCTTCTGCTTGACTAACTTGACCTTCTTGAAGTCCTTCAATATCGACATTAACATCAGAAAACAGGTCATTAACATTCTGACCAAATTGATCAAACTGCTCTCTAGTTTGTTCATCTAGTGCGTCAATATCCCCACCGACACTAATAATAGCTTGTTGTAAATCTCTGCGTTCTTCTGCCGCTTCTGTCTGTCCAGTAACAACACCTGCTACTGTTTCTTGCACCCCGCTAATATCAGTGCCTAAGTCAGTTAGTCTGGTATTTAAAGCACCTTCTACTGTTGATAGTTCTTGTAATACCTCTGCTTCAACGCCTGTTATTTCTGACAGTAAGTTTGCTTCAGCCTCTGTTAAGGCTCTTGTTTGTCCTTCTGCCTGAGCCGTTAAAGCTTCTTGTAGACTTGTTTCTACATCTGTTATTTGTTGACCAACGTCTTGTTGTAAGTTGGATGTAGCAGACTCTACAACAGCCTTTACTTGTTCAGGTGTTAATGAATCAGCTTGAGGTATTTCTGAAATAGCTTGTTCAACAAGACCATTAATTTGCTCAGGTGAAAGTGTTTCAGCATTAGGAGTATTCGCTACAATTTGATTAACAATATCAGCCACTTCTTCTGCTGTTGTATAATCAGCAACGGCTGCATCTTCTCTTGCGTCCCCTAAAACATCATCAAACAGCTCTTCTACAATAGGCGCATCAGTTTCTTGAGTATCTGTTCTCCCACTTATCTCATTAATAAAATCTGTATATTGAGGATAGTTTTCAAGCAAGTATTCTGTAGTTGCTCCGCTTTGTAACGCAAGCTCAATTAAACCTTCCGCATCTCCTATCATACTACCTTGTTCATATGACGGTGTACCAGGGTCTGTTGGTGTAGTTCCTACAGTGTCTCCTGACGGTGGCTGAGCTGGTGGCTGAGCTGGTGGCTGAGCTGGTGGCTGAGCTGGTGGCTGAGCTGGTGGTTGTACAGGTGGCTGTACAGGTGGTTGTACAGGTGGCTGTACAGGTGGGTCAGTAGGAGTTTCGTCTCCAGTTAACATACCACCAACAAGCGTATCTACAGCAGGTGTACCCACACCAGCATTGCCGGGATCTGTTGTGTCTGTTGTATCTGTAGGGTCTACAGGATCTACAGGATCTGGCTCTACAGGTTCTGGTTCTACAGGTTCTGGTTCTACAGGTTCTGGCTCTACAGTATCTTCTGGGATTTCTGGTTCAGGAATAGTGCTTTCAAAAGGATCGTCAACAAACTCAACATCAAGATATCTTGGTTGACTATCTGTTGAAGTTAACCAGTCTTCTGTTTCTACACCACTAAGAATTGGTCTTCCATCATCAGTAAAACCACCAAAAACAACACCACCACCAGTAATGCCTTTGTCGTCCATGTACTTAACAAAGCCTTCCCAATCATCAGCATCTTCAAAGTTCATAAGAGCTTGAGCATCGGCTTCACTAATTGCTTTGTAATCACCATTGTTACGAACAATAAAGTATTCATCGCCATCTTCACCGCGACGAACATTAATACTAAAGTCTTGATCTGGGTCAGCCATCATACCAGTGTTACTAAATTCAAGAAGACCGTTAGGAACTTCTGGTGGCTGTCTAAAGTTTAGATAAGTATCGATTTCCTCATCAGAAAAACCAGACTGCTCCATATAACTTCGAGCGGCATCATCTGTTAAATTGTCATAGGTAGCAGGATCTAAAGAAGTTCCGCGTAATGACTCTTCTACATATTGAGACGCAGTTGCAGTATCAGGAAGACTATAATCTGGAGTACCTTCCCACGTTCCTTCAGCCGTAAACTGTTCAGTTAAATCAGCGGTTAAATTTGCAAAAGTCGCCGCAGCTTCTGCGTCCATTGCATCAACTAAACCAGCGACTGTAGTGTTAAAATTTTCTTCTAGTTGTTGATTAAGAGCCTCGCGTTGCTTTCCTTGAATGTTGCTCCATAACTCTTGTGATTGTTCTTCATCATTAAAAAAGAAATCAACAACGTCATCTAATGTAGTAAACAAACCCGCAGTAAAGACTTGCTCTATATCTACATCACCATTAATTACACCTTGAGTAATAATGCTATTACCCATAGCTTTTAAAGCATCATCAACCATAGCGTTTCCGCTAGTTAATTCACTAAGATTTAAACCTGTTGCAGATTCAAAAGCAGGACCAACAAAATCAGACAAAGCTTGAGTTATACCTGCTGTAGCCGCAGAAGTTAACAGTTGTGCAGGATCAATACTTCCTGTAGTAATAGCTTGACTAATTGCACTACTTCCAACAGCAGCCCCAGCGGTTCCTAGATAAGGAGTTAAAGCACCACCTGACATAGCCGTCATGGCTGTAACCATAGCCATCTTAACGTAGTCGGTAAGACCAGCATGATCTTCTTCAACAGTCTTTACATAAGCTGAACCGTTCCACCGAAACTTATCACCTGTTTCGCTATAGACTGTATCGTTAACACCGTACTTCTGTAACAGTGCTTGATTAGCTTCCGAGTTAACCCAGTTTTCATAAGCAGCGGCTTGATTTTGTGTACGTTCTCCATAAAGCTCTTCATACGTAGATGACGCATCATCACCGTACTGAGTCAAATCTTCACCACCAAGGATCATTAGATCGTCTTCTGTTAACGACCCGGTGTACTCGTCCCAGTTACCTACATCGTAATCGCCAGACTGTATAAGCTGTTCACGCTCAGTCATATAGGCAAGATAGTTATCAAACGTACCAAATACTTCAGGCAAACGGTTTACTTTGTCACCTTCAAAGTAATCACGTAACTCTGCTTCAGTTAGCTGTTCAGCTTCTCTACTGCCGTACAAAGAAGTTGGACTAGCATCACCGCGTTCAGCGCCTTCAAAAAAAGTAAACGTCATTTCGGAAGGAGTGCTATCGCCTTTAACATCTCGCATAGGCTTAACACCGCCAGTCTTAGGAGGTGTTGTATCTTTTGTAGGCATAGCAGGTTTATCTGTTTTACCTGTTAGCATTCCTGTTTTAGCTTTTCTAGCCATTTACTTTTCCCTCGATACGCCCTTAGTCTTTTCATAAGAACGCATTGCACCAAGACCAAGCATACCCATAAGTACAGGCATCATAGTCTCTAGATCAATAAGCGGTATAGTTACTTCAATAGCCAACAATGCCAG